AAGCCGTGGCAGCATGACAAACCATACGCAGACCGCGAGGAAATTCTTAAGGAGGCAGTTGACGTTCTACACTTTGTCGCAAACATCATTGTTGCTGCAGGTGGAACAGACGCTGTTCTTGACAAGTTATACCTTGAAAAGATGGAACGCAATAAGCAACGCCAGCTTCAAGGGTACAAGGTAAAAGATATAGGAGTAAAGTGTACACTGTGTGCACGTGCAATTGATGACGTAGGACGCGGTGCTTCACCAGATATGTGTGCTAAATGTCTTCCAAAGGAGGTAGACGGAAATGCCTGAGGTAAACTACGACTGGGTTCGCCTGCAGATGCAGGAGGCCAAGGTAAAGGTTGGCGTTGGAAACGCCATTCTTAAACTTCTTAAAACATGGGAAGACTTAAAACTTTCTGAGACTCAGATGAAGGAAGTCGTTGAGACTTTTCCAAGTCTTGCACTTAATCACTCAATCATTCCACAACCAAAGGACGAGAAGTGGACTGACGCTCAACCTGGCGCAATTAAGGTTGGTGATGAGGTACGTGTAAAAGATGATGCCTACACTGGAAGTACAGGAACAATGCACAACGGAAGACGTGGTCGTGTTGTTGCCGTGCGTTATGGTGACATTATCTTTAAGTCAAATGACAATAAGGAACCCGTGCTTGATGGCACTCACTATGCTCCGTACCAACTGCAAAAGAGGGTACAATGACAGAAGAGAAGCCACTGTACCGCGTTGAGGCTTTACGTGAAGCTGCACGTATTATCTCTGGCGACAGGGATATTCAATATGGAGGACCTGAGGAAAACTTTGCACGTATTGCAAAGATCTGGTCTGTGATTCTCAATATTCCTGTGACAGAAGAAGACGTTGCAATGTGCATGGTAGGTGTGAAGGTTGCACGCTATGCAAATAAGTCTGGGTTTCAACCAGATACCTGGATTGATATTGCTGGCTACGCTGGCTGTGGTTATGAGGTCGGAAAGATTCAAGAAGAAAAAAGTACTCCAACAGCGTAATTTAGACACGTCATTTACGTGAGGTCAGTATACAGTCCTACCGTGGATACGCGAAGGGACACTGACATATGTCACAGATGACGTTCATCGACTGTAACGGGCTAGCGGCCTTTATGAGCCTTGGCTTTGTGCAGCAAGGAATGGAGATGAAACTACGCACAGGAACGCTTAACTTTGGAAATCCTGTCGCAGAAAATAATCGTCATCATCTTGGTGATAACTGGACAGCAAGCTTTTCCGATGACCCAGAGGAATGGCCAACTTACAAGACAGATGTTGTCTTAGGCTGTCCTCCTTGTTCGGGTTGGTCTGTATGGTCAGGTCCTGCTAACCGCGGTCCTGACTCAAAGGCGCACGAGCATACACGTGCATTTATGAAATACGCAGGAAGAGTAAAACCAAAGGTGATTGTATTTGAGTGCGTGCAGCAAGCCTACACGCAGGGACGCGAGACCATGCTTAAATATCGTGACATGGTTGAGGACATATCTGGAAAGAAATATGACCTATACCACGTAAAAGAAAATAACCTACAGGTTGGTGGATTCTCGTATCGCCCACGATATTTCTGGGTTGCAGTGCAAAAAGGACTTAAGTTTAGCGCCATAACACCAAAGCCAGATAAGCTTCCACGCATTATGGACATCATTGGCGATCTTGCAAAGATGCCACAAAGCTGGGAGAAACAAAAATACACCGCGCCTGCTCCGTCAAATTGGGTGAAGAACCTGCGCTCAAAAAGTGGAACGGTAGACGGACATATCGGAAAAGATAACATTCACACTCAAAGAATACAGGAAGTATTTGACATCATTGGTAATGATAAGTGGCCAGGCAACGGCGATCTTGGTGGTGCGATAAAACTTGCTGTTGACATGAATGATGGAAAGTTTCCACAAAAGTGGGCAGACGTTGCACCACGCGTTTCACGTAAAAACTTCAAACTTGGATTTAGTCAACCGTATCGCTGGAAGGAAGATCACTGGTGTAATGTTCTTACTGGCTCAGCGTTAGAGCATGTAATTCACCCAACCGAGCCACGACTTGTGACGCACAGAGAGTGCGCACGCATGCAGGGACTTCCTGATGACTGGAACATTGAGGCAAGCCGCGACTACTCTGCTTTGTCCGCGGTGTGGGGTAAGGCAGTCCCAGTTCAAGCTGCTGCCTGGCTTGGTAAGGCAGTCAAGGAAGCGCTAGAAGGTCAACCTCAAGGAGACGAGGCAGTAAAGATTGGCGAGCGCGAATATCTTATTGACGGTGACGCTGGATTTTCACGTCATGCGGCAAAGAAAAATTGGTACGCAGCATGACAATGCGAGATGGATCAGAAGATCTTGTACCTCTCTGCGAAAGGTGCTGGATTGAGGAAAACTCAGTCTGGGAGCCAGACAGCGTAGACGAAAAAGGAAATATCATCACGCGCCTCATTAGCGTGAATGTTCCAGTTGAGCTATCTCCAGGCGCGGTCAACGAGTGCTTTACCTGCGGTCGAGTTACCGTAGTAGGCATATATGTTCCTCTCAATGAGATAGAAGAGTATGAGGATCCAGGGAATCAGGACGACTACGGCCAAAGTTCCTGATATAATAAATACCTAATGACAAAGGACGACCATGCAAACATTCCTACCTCACACTGACTCGTTTGAGCGCATTGCTCACGAGCTTGACAACAAGCGCTTACACAAGCAAACCCTAGAGGGCTGGCAGGTACTACTTGCGCTTACCAAGCTAAACCCCGCAGGTGAGCACCGTGACCCTAAAGGTTGGGTTAATCACCCAGTTGCAATCATGTGGCGCGGTCACGAGAAACTGCTTGTGTCCTACCTTGCCGCAACCTACTACGAGTGGATTAGCCGCGGCTTTAACTCAACTATGCTTCCTAAGATCTTCTCTACGTATGACCGTGCACTTGAACTTGGCCGCATACAGGATAAGTTTACTATTCCGTCATGGATGTCAGACAGCGCCAAGTTTGAACAACTTGCATCTACCCATCGCGTTGCTTTATTACGTAAGGACTATGCTTGGTACTCGCAGTTTGGCTGGCCGGAGGATAAAGGTAGTCGCCCTGATTATTACCAATACCTATGGCCTGATACCAACGGTGACCTTTATTTAGGCACATATAACGCCGCTTAATAGTCGCTCACTGCCTCTCTAAGACCCGACTACCTGTCCGCTAGGGTAATTGGATATGTCTAAAAATTGCGGTGTTTTAGTCGCGAGTTGACTCTACTCGATATACGATTTATCCCTGAAGTAAGGGATAAGGAGTATTGTGCGGGACTCACGAATAGGCGAGCTTCTGTGGAAGGAATGGTCAGACGACGGTTTTGACCAGGAGCTTGATGATTCAATAGTTTTCTTCACGGAAGAACATATTGATCTTGAGAATGAACTTGTTCGCCGTGCTCTAGCATCTGCACTTCAACGCGACGGAATAGCAACAACTCTTGGTGATGCGTTTAGGCTTTTAGAGTCTTGCCACATTACTCATGGATACGCAGGACACGTTGATGAGGATCTTTATCTAACTGTCTGCGACGTTGATGGAACTACGCCATTTGGTGATGAGGTAGACGAGATCACACAAATCACGTGGGTTGAGGTTGTGCCACAGTGAGCGTTACGCCAAAAAGTTTAGAGTGGCAAAAAGAGGCAGCATGTGCCTTAGCAGAAAATGAAAAAGTAAGAGATTATTTCTTTTCAACTCAACCATCAGAAAAATACCAGGCAAAGAATCTTTGTTTCTCTTGTCCTGTAAGACGTGACTGTCTTAAGTGGGCACTTGAACATCGACAAATCTGGGGAATCTGGGGAGGAAAAGACGAAGGCGAGATAAGAAGAACTCTGTCTGTCTCATGGAACGGACAAGAAACTCGACGTGAACGTTTTCCACAGTGCCCGTATTGCAATGCTCGACCTAATAAACTTCGTACCCTTGTGGTTGATGTACCAGGCGGCGGCCGATGGAATACAATGAGACTTGTTAAGTGTGAGGCATGTGACTTTACCTGGCGCTCGCGAACGAGCGCTAACGCGGTAGATGCGTATCATGCTCAACGCGCAGAAAAGTTGTCAAAGCCAAAGAAGAAAAAGACAAAAAAGAAAAAGGACAAGGTATGACAATACATGTAGAAG